CCCATATTTTGGGGCCTTGTGACAGATGTCGGGAATTCTTATTCCGGAGGCGCTCATACAGTCAGTATTAACTGTAGTGATATCCTGAAGTGGTGGGAGCTTTGCATGATGAACATCAACCCAGCCTTCACTGAGACAGCTGGACAAGGTGGGCGTAGCATTTTCGGCAATGTGTTCTTCGGCATGAATCCTTATGATGTGATCTGGACTTTAGCTCAACAGTCCTTTGGGGATATGGTAGTAGGTACGGGGTCAATGCAGAGCTTGGTGAATGAGAAAAACCCAGCCTTCAAGAGCACATTCAGGACAGCTCTGGGTGATATCATGCAGTACTGGAACCAGAGGTTTTCGAAGATCCGTTCCAACCTGCTTCTGTACGGTACCTCCGGAACAGCCGTCCGGGGAGACGTGATTCAAGCAGCATACCAGAATACTAAGCCGAAGTTTGGGTCCCCCTTCGTATCTCAGCTGGTACGTCAGGCTAACGGGAACGCAGCGGCTCAAATGGACTTTGACCCAACGGACCCGGGCGTCGTGGCTTTTCGCACACAAGGTAGCCAGGCAGGACAGGTTAACTTTTGGCAGACTGAGTACCAGACTAAGTTGGAACTCGCGACAGCTGCCAAGGAGGCTATTGGTTTCGAGTTCTACATGGACGTGACGGGTGATATCGTGTTCAAGCCCCCGTTCTACAACCTTGATGTGCTAAGCAATAAGCCTGTTTCATGGATCCAAGACATAGACATTATAGACTGGGAGTTTTCTGACTCAGAGTCTGAGGTAGTGACTCAGATCCAGCTCCAGGGAAATCACTCTGGCAATATCGACTGGGGTCTACCAGAAGAGGCGACACCCTACACGTCGGTCACGGATTACCACTTGCTACGGAAGTATGGCTGGAGGTCACGCACTTTCAATTCTGAGTTTATGTCCGATCCTCAGCTCATGTTTTACAATGGGCTTGATATGTTGGACCGTTACAATTCAAAGAGGTTTCACGGCACTGTCACGATCCCGTGTCGACCTGAGCTACGGCTTGGATTTCCGGTCTATATTGCTCCTTTGGATCAAACCTGGTATATCCAAGGGATCAGTCACAGCATTAGTTACGGGGGCCGAGCACAGACAACCCTTACCCTCACGGCTAAACGGTCCAAGTTCATCGCTCCAAGAGGTATTGGTACTTTGGAGCTGACTAGCTATAACGGGGTCATAAATACTAAGGAGAGTAAGTCCGGTTTAACTAATAGCGACGCATCATCCTTGACTGCCCGTCAACTATCTGCGGGGGGTCGCTTCAAGGCTACGGTGGGTGATGCTGCTCAGATCCCGCCTACCAATGCCCCGCAGAAACCGGGAGACGATGATCCTTATGAACCCCTGATCTTGCGTCACCCTAAGACGGGGCGTCTTGTAGGGTACCCCAATGTCGTGATGGCTTACACTCGCCCATTTAATGCCACTCCTGATCAAATCAAGAATCTGGCTGGCCAGAAAACGGGTGGTAAGAGGGTCGCCAAAAGCAAGGTCGACACTTCAGATAAAGCTTTGCAGGCTGAATTGGACGCCGTAGACCAGTACAGTCATACGAACACACCTCAGGACGATATTAGGAATCGACATCTTACCAACCGGTATAGCTACGGGATCAGTTCGGCCGGGGTATACACGTACCTGCATGACAAGTCGGAAGTTATTCTGGAGATGGTGATCCTTCCAGCTTCTAATATCACGTTCAATCAGGACGTGGTCAAGTTCAGCGGCCAGAGCGGTATGATTAGGCCTGTTTCGGACGAGCGCGGTTTTGAGGTAGTAGGGCACCACAGATATGGACGAGGTGTCTTCCTTCGGGACGGGGCTTTGATATCAGGCGGGACCAAGCAGGCCGATATAGGTACACAGGTAGCGCTTTCAGGGGGACTTTACGAAACACTTCAGGCTCAATCGAGCGGCCTCACGGGTGCTCTAGCGGGTTACGCTAATCCGGCGGATGCAATCTCCAGATTGGTACCTGAGGATTTGCAGACCGCGGGTACTATCAACCCTGATACTAAAAAACCTGAGTTCATCAATACGAACACAACCTTCGTTACGACAGCTACTCTGAATTCTAAGGAACGTCAGGGAGCCGTTGCTCCGCCCGACGTGGAGGCAAGCCAGCTTTCTCGGGCCCTAACCCTTGCTGAAATGCAAATCAGGGATGGGGGGCCCGGTGCGGTAGACCCAGACTGTGGTTGTGTAACAGGCCGGGCCGACTTGGCTTTTATTAATGTTGGATATCAGGTCCAGATCTTGAAGCCTACCACTAGTGCGATTAGCTACACTGACGAGTCTCTAGCCTTGATCGCAAAGGCGCGAGAGGCCGCGGATGCAGATCCCCTGCTACTTGATAACAGCATTACGGCCGATCAAGCGTTCGCTAGCTCGATTGAAGCTTATCTGAGAGGGGCTTCGCCTGAATTAGCGCAAGTCGTTCGCTCTAGTTTGGCTGGCCAGAACTCTCTTGAGGTAAACCCTACTCAACCAACCCTCTCGAATGATGACACGGTTAGCCGTGTCGATACTTACTTGGCTAATCTATATAAAGCTCTGGACGACCCCCATCAACAGTACGAGAGGGAACTTCGAGGTGATTTAGTGAAGAATCAGTCTAGGAGTCCCGCCAGTATTCGGTTTGAGGACGCCCCGGATACTAAGAGCGTGCTGTCCCCGCCATACTCTGTGCCCAACAGGGCGGCTGGTGGCGACCCTGAGGCTATAGCTCTCCAGGCTCGCGGTGCGGTTGATGGGATCAGTACTACATGGAGAAAATTTGGGGATAATCTGAAGTCCGGTGCAGATAAAGCTCGGCTCCAGAGTGAGATCAATCAGAGTACTTCCCGAGTTACGGCTTTGGAAGCACAGAAACGATCCCTTGAATCAAGTTTGAAGAGTGGGATTGTTGTGAGTCCAGGTGGATCGGCTACGCGGCAGATTGCTGAGATAGATCGAGACATTTTACAAGAAGGTCAGTCAATAGCACGCAATCAGGCTCGATTGGGTCAGCTTAGCCAGGAGACACCCTGATGCCCCCCAGACACCCAGTAGGGTCTTCTCCAGGTAAGGATTTTGTTGATCAAGCCGATGTTAGTGGCATCAAAGTAGCGATCATCGTCCGTGTAGATGAAGTTAATCTTAAGGCGGACTTGCGGGTTATTACTGGGGGCGGGGATCGATTTGAAATTGACCTGACACAAGGTATGGCAGGTCCCCGGAGTTTTTGGGGAGGTGTGCCTGAGGTGGGGAGCGTCTGTATTGTGGGGTATCGCAGGATCCATAAGCAGCTGCATGACGCGGTGATCTTGGGTTATATTCCTACAGGTAACAGGTCAGGACTCAGATTCGATCCATTCTCGGTAGCGGACCCTTCGGAAATACAGGCTGACGAGGCAGAGCTGTATGCTCAGACTTTAGGGTCTATCCAGAGGTACAAAAGACTGAACTTGAGGCCTGGTGATGTAGGGGGCATGTCTAGCTCCGGGTCAGAATTCGTTCTGTCCCGAGATGTCAGGATAGCCAACAGGGCGGGTGACACGCTGGAGCTGCGTGATTCAGACCGTACTTTTATCTCTCACACGATTCATCGGGTCGAGAGTCTGGCAGGGTTGAAGAAAATAGGAGGCCCTATTCGAAGGGGTGCGGCTTATCTGCCCCCCGATATCCTGTTACCCGATGGAAAAACTCTCAAGACCAGTCAGGCATCTTATTATGGCCGCGATGAACTTCAGGCGGCAGGTCCGGGCGTAGGTTCAGGGTCGAGTGCTCGATATAGTAACACGGCAGGACAACTTCTCGACTTGTTCAACGATACGAGAGAATACCCTCCTGTCACATACTCTAATGGTCGCCGGGTTCATTACCCACCTACTAGTCCGGGCGTGAATATCGAAGACCCCAAAAGTGCGGCGGATGCTTTCGTAGAAGACCGGCTTGAGATGAGCCACACGAGCGATTTGTCTCAAGAGGTTCTGGAAGAGATCGATGGATTTACCATGGATCGTCGCCCACCCTATATTGAACGTGTGCTGGGTACCCTGGTAGGTAACGACCTCAATTCGACTCGCGGTCAGCGTCAGTACGGTAAGCTCTTGAAGCCTCGTATATTCCAAGACTTTACATCAACAGCCTTAGGTAAGTTCACACTAGAAGAAGCTAACAGGCAGCCTACAACTCCTGACTTGGAATCCGTTACCTCAGCGGGAGCATTCCTATTCAAGATCCGCCCCCCGCGAAGTATCGGAGAGAATGCGTTCGTGGCCGCGGTCTCGAAACAAGGTAAGCTATTTCTCAACATCCCAGCGTCCGTCCAGGAAGACTACCCTAGCGGGACTAAAAAGGTCTCGATGGAGGCTAACCTGGAGGGTGCTCTAAAAGCATATATCGGAGCGTCTAACCCTGATAGGGTTTCGGTTAACCTTACGCTGGAAGGAGGGTTGCATGCCGATATTGGCAGGGATGCCGCAGGTAATGCGATCACAATGAAGTTCCATTCCGGGACCAAAGTGATCTACGAGGGTAACCCGAATCAGGACGATATTGCAAATTATGTAGAGGTGCGGGGTATCAAGAAGTCCAGCATATCGGGCGCTGAACAGAAGGTGATCGAAGGGTCTAAACAGACAATTGTAAGCGGAATGTGTCAAACGCAGGCGGACCGTCTGAGTCAGAACGCTATTTCAGGGTTTAGCGGAAACTATGGTGAGCTTAACCAGATGGTGAGCGGTAAAAGCCAGTACCGGTATGCTCTTCAGGTTCTGGAGGATATCGCGCTTGGGGGTAAGA